GGCAAAGCGGGAGCAGTTCGCCGCCGACCTCAAGTGGCTGATGAGCGATGCTCGCGGACGGCGCTTGATGATGAAGCTCTTGTCTGATACTCGGATGTTCGCATCGACATACAACCCGCTGTCCAAAGATGTGACTACCGAGATGGCCTTCTATGAGGGCCAGAAGAACGTTGGCTATCGCGCCTTGGCAGAGATCAACGCCCATTGCCCCGATGCCTATTTTCAAATGATGAAGGAAAGGAATGGCTGATACGGAAATTACCGCCGCACCCGCGCCTGAAGCACAGGCGGCTAGCGCCGCCTCTGTGGCTCAGACCCCTACGCCCGCCGCTGGAACACCGCAGGGCGGCGAATCCACGCTTCTTTCTGAAACCGCCAATGCGGCTGAGGCCGCAGAGGTCAAGGCCCCGGAGGCCGCTCTGAAGGAGGCTAAGCCCGCCGTTCAGGATGATCCCGCGCCCGAGAAATACGCTGACTTCAAGGACGCTGACGGCAAGACGATCCCCGCCGATTCTCTTGGTGAGTTCACTTCTGTGGCAAAGGAGCTTGGGCTTTCTCAGGCCAAGGCCCAGAAGCTGGTCTCCACGATGAAGCCCGCCGTGCAGAAGTACATGGACACGTCCACCGAGAAGTTCGGCAAGGAGTGGGCCGCTGAGGCCAAGGCTGACAAGGAATACGGCGGCGATAACTTCGCCGCCAACATGGGCATCGCGGCGGCGGCTTATCGTCAGTTCGCCACCCCGGCCCTTCGTCAGATGCTGGAGGCTACTCGCCTCGGCAATCACCCGGAAGTAATCCGGATGTTTTACAGAATCGGCAAGGCCGTGTCGCAGGACACCGGCGTTGCCGGGAGCGGTGCTCCGTCTCCGAAGCGCCGTATTTATCCGAACAGCGGAATGAATATTTAAGGAGCAAGCATGACTGCTGTTAATCCGACCCTTGCCGATCTCACCAGCCGTCTCACGACTGAGGGAAAGGTTGATCCCAATATCGTTGAAATCCTCAACGAGACCAATGAAATGCTGGCTGATCTCACTATGGTCGAAGCCACGGGCGTCACGGAGAACGTGACCACCGTCCGCTCCGGTCTTCCTGAAGTCGCGTGGCGCCAGCTGAACTACGGCGTCCAGCCGTCCAAGTCCAAGACCAAGCAGGTCTCCGATTCCATCGGTATGCTGGAAGCCTATGCCGAGGTTGACAAGAAGCTCGCCGACCTTAACGGCAACAAGGAGTCTTGGCGCCTTTCCGAAGATGCGGCGTTCATCGAGGCGATGAATCAGGCTTTCCAGCGCGCGGTTATTTACGGCGATATTGCCAAGGATCCGTCCCGCATCATGGGCCTCTCTACGCGCTTCTCCGTGCCGAACACTTCCAAGGCGAAGGATAAGCCTGAGAATGCGATCAACGTTCTCAATGCCGGTGGCACGGGTACGAATCTCACTTCCATCTGGCTTATCTGCTGGTCTCCGCGCACGGTGTTCTGCACTTATCCGAAGGGCCTTCCTGCTGGGCTTCAGGCGCAGGACCTCGGTGAGGTGACGCTTGATGATGCGGATGGCGGTCACTATCAGGGCTATCGTTCGCACTATGAGTGGAACGTTGGTCTTGTGGTCCGCGATTGGCGCTACATCGTCCGCATTGCGAACGTTGACATTGATGCCCTCAAGAATGACGCATCCACCGGTGCGAATCTCATCGACCTTATGACCGATGCCGAAGAGCTTCTCCCGAATCAGGCCGAAGGCCGTCCGGTGTTCTACTGCAACCGCACGATCCGCGCCTTCCTTCGCAAGCAGATCCGCGACAAGACGAACGTGAACCTTACGTTTGAAAACGTTGCTGGCAAGCAGATTACTACGTTCGATGGCATCCCGGTTCGCCGTGTTGACGCGATCACCAACGCTGAAACCAAGGTTGCCTAAGGAGAAAACAATGCTGGTCGATCACAATCTTATTTTTGCGTGGAACAAGGCCGTCTCTGCGGCGGCGGCGTCCGACAATGTCGTTGACCTTGAGCAGGTCCTTCCTTCTTCCGGCGTCAGCCGTCTGCTTTCTGCGGCGTTTGCTGTTGCTAAGGATGTCAAGGGGACCATCCAGTTCAAGCTTCAGGACAGCGATGACGGCTCGACTTTCGCCGACCTTGCCGCCGGTCCGACTCTCACCGCTCCGATTGCTGGCACCGTCTATCAGATGCCTGTTCCCTACGAGCACAAGCGCTACCTCCGTGCTTACTTTGGCGGCGCGCCGACTGGCGGCACGGTGACGGCTTTCCTTACTTGGGGCCGTCAGCTTTACACCCCTGCCGCTCAGG